ACACCTTCGCTGGTGTTCTGCAAGGTAAGTATCGTGTATACATCGATCCTTATTCTGCAAACCTTACCTCTGCAAACGCAGCAGGTGGTAACCAGTACTACGTTGTTGGTTATAAGGGTACTTCCCCTTATGACGCAGGTCTATTCTACTGCCCATACGTTCCTCTTCAGATGGTTCGTGCAGTTGGAGAGAACACCTTCCAACCAAAAATCGGATTCAAGACCCGCTACGGCATGGTCGCGAACCCCTTTGCAGAAGGAACCACTGTCGGCGCAGGTCGCCTCAGAGTCAACAGCAACCGCTACTATCGTCGTGTTGCAGTCAAGAACCTCATGTGATCGAGGTTGTTGTGGGGCAGGATGTCCCACATGTCCTTTCAGGCCTCCCATTCGGGGGGTCTTTTTTTATGCGAATAAATAGTTAGAAAAATTATTATGGGATATTACCTTCAAAAACCTGCTACACATAATCCAGATATTACAATGTTTTATGGTGGAACTGGTGAAACTGAAATACAATTAATTTGGACCAATATTTTTGAAGATAAATTAATTTATGAATCTAAAGAAGAAGCAGAAGAAATTTTAAATAAAAAATCTTGGGAAAATGTCACTATTGTATCTGATTAATAATGCCTAAAAGAAAACCACCAGCAGAGAGACCAGGAACTCCTATTAGTAATAGAAATTTTCTTTCACCAACAGGATTTAAATTTTCATTGAAGAGAAGTCCTGGTGTTGCTTTTTTCTGCAATCAAGCAAACATCCCATCTATTGATCTTGGAATTGCAATCCAACCAACTTATTTTAAAGATATTGATATTCCTGGAGATAAAGTAAGTTTTGGAGATTTAACTCTGAGATTTTTAGTTGATGAAGATCTGGTAAATTATATGGAAATTCAAAATTGGATTCGTGGTTTAGGATTTCCAGAATCTATGCAAGAATTTAATGATTTGGAGAGTGAAGCAGTACTGCCAGGAAACTATGGAAGGTCAGGAGATAATATTTACTCTGATGGAACTTTGCAAATTTTAAGTAGTAACTTAGTTCCAAAATTTAATGTATCTTTTAAAGACTTATTTCCGTATTCATTATCAACAATTACTTTTGATGCCACTGATACTGATGTAGATTACTTTACAGCAGACGTGAGTTTCAAGTATACTATATACAACTTGACTGACTTGAATAACAATGCTTTATGACCTTGACAAAATTCAAGAAATGTGGGAAAAAGATTCTAAATTAGATAGTGATAACTTACACGAAGAGTCTTTAAAAATTCCCTCACTTCATGCAAAATATTTTGAAATGTATAATACGATTTTCCTAATGAGAAGAAAGTCTGAACAACAAAGAAAAAATATTAGACATGAAAGGTACGAATACTTCAGTGGCAAAGCAGATCCAGATGTATATGTTGAATCACCTTTCCCTAAAAAAATTAGAGACAAGGAAACCATGCAAAAATACCTTGATGCAGATGAGAAGCTATCAGGAGTTTCATTAAAAATAGATTATTATGAAACAATGTTAGTTTATATTGAAAGTATATTGAAACAAATTAATAATAGAACATATCAAATTAAAAATGCTATTGAGTTTATGAGATTCAACGCAGGACTTGGATAATGAACGAAGAGTTCGAACCAAGTCAAGAATTTGATTACACAGTCAATTTGACCATAGAGGATATTCACCTCTTACATCACTGTGTTTTGAAAAGAATTGAAAATTGGGAAGGTTCTCCTGCCAGACATCCAATGGAACAAGAACATCTTTGGTACTTAAGAGATTCTTTGTATAGAATGATATTAGAATATAAGTTTGAGAATATGTAATAAATATTATTAGATGAATGGATCTTTGTGATTGATACGACAGCCAATCTTGTTATATCCAAATCAAACGAAGTATTTTTAAAAATTAATACTGAACCTCACATAGAATATGAACTTAGAGATCACTTTAAGTTCGAAGTTCCTAATGCAAAATTTATGCCACAATATCGTGGTAGAAATTGGAACGGAGAGATTCACCTTTATGATATGCGTTCCAAACAAATCTATGTTGGTCTGTTAGATAAGATTGTTCAGTTCTGCGATAATTACGGATATAGTTATAAGTTTGAAGATAATAAATTCTATGGTACTCCATATGAGGAGAATGATCATATTTCCTTAGAAGGTGTTAAGGATTATATGAATTCAATTTGTTCACATATTCCTAGGAAGTACCAAATTGAGGGAGTATACGGTGCTCTAAAACACAATAGAAAGCTATTGATAAGCCCCACTGCTTCTGGCAAATCATTGATGATTTATTCTCTCGTGAGATATTATGTAGACCGAGGAGAAAAAATCCTTTTAGTTGTTCCAACGACATCTCTTGTAGAGCAGATGTACAAGGATTTTCTTGATTATGGTTGGGATGCTGATTCATATTGCCACCGTATTTATTCTGGTAAAGAAAAAAGTAATAAATCTCCAGTGACAATTACAACTTGGCAATCTGTATACAAACTGGAAAGATCTTTCTTTGAGGAGTATGGGGTTATTATAGGTGATGAGGCACATTTATTCAAGTCTAAATCTTTAATACAGATTATGACTAAACTGCATCATGCAAAGTATCGTTTTGGATTTACAGGAACCCTAGATGGAACTCAAACACATAAATGGGTATTAGAAGGTTTATTTGGACCATCATATAAAGTAACTAAAACTGAAGAGTTGATGAGACAAGGACATCTTTCACAACTTGATATTCAATGTTTAGTTCTTAAACATCCTCCAAAAAAGTTTGATGTTTATGAAGATGAGATACAGTATTTAATCAGTCACGAACAAAGGAATAATTTTATTACAAATTTGGCATTAGATCTTAAAGGAAATAGTCTTGTTCTATTTCAAAGAGTTGAATCTCATGGTGCAGTTTTGTATGACAAGATAAATAATAGTAAGAAAAATAACCAGAAAGTATTTTTTGTCCATGGTGGAGTGGACGCTAAAGAAAGAGAATTAGTTAGAGAAATTACAGAAAAAGAAAACAACGCTATTATCGTTGCATCTTATGGAACTTTTTCTACTGGTATTAATATTAAAAAACTCCATAATGTTATTTTTGCTTCTCCAAGCAAATCAAGAGTCAGAAATCTTCAAAGTATTGGAAGAGTTCTTAGAAAAGGAAAAGGAAAAGTAAAAGCAACTTTATATGATATTTCTGATGATTGTTCAACTACAACCAGAAGAAACTATACTCTCAATCATTTTATAGAAAGAATTAAAATTTATAATGAAGAGAAGTTTAATTATGACATAATCACTATTCAATTAAAAATATGATAGAAGATGATTTCTACGCAACAGTAAAATTAAAATCAGGTGAAGAGATCTTTGCTAAAATAGCAGCCTCTGAAGAAGATCAAAGAACGATGTTATTAGTTTCTAATCCCGTAACAATATCTGAGATAAGAAGTAAAAATGGTATTTCTGGATATAAAATAGAACCATGGTTAAAGACAACCACCGAAGATATGTTTATATTAAATCTAGAAGATGTACTTACTATGTCTGAGTCATCTGATATTGAAATGATTATGATATATCAAAATTATATACGTCAATCTGAAAAAGGAAATATAGGTAATCATTCCAAACTCAATCGTAGAATGGGTTACTTGGGTAATGTAAATGATACCAAAGAACTTTTAGAAAAGATATTTAAAAAAAATATATCTAAAGATACTTAGTCTTAAAGCTTACTTATCAAACCTAACAAAGATACTCTACTGGACTTTTAAAGAACTGTCAAGTAATGTATGTCTTGCCATCCAGATGTAAAGATGATATAATCTATACATATTATGAGATAAACTTATGATAAGACCTGGTATGGCTAAAAGAAAAAGGTCAGAACATTACGTCAATAATAAAGAATTCCTTGCTGCTTTAATTGAGTATAGAAGTGAAGTAGAACTAACTTTTATTCAAAAATATGGTAGAGAAATTTTAAAGGAAGACAGACCTAAGAGATGGGACACTAAACCCCATATTCCAAGATACATTGGTGAGTGCTTTTTAAAGATTGCAAATCATCTATCATTTAAACCAAACTTCGTCAACTACATGTTCAAAGAGGACATGATCTCTGACGGAATTGAGAACTGTGTTCAGTATATACATAACTTTAACCCAGAGAAATCTCAGAATCCCTTTGCGTATTTCACTCAGATTATTCATTACGCTTTTCTGCGTCGTATTCAGCGAGAGAAAAGACAGTTAGAAATTAAAAATAAGATCATTGAACG